CGACCTCACCGTCTTCTAAATTAGAAGTTGTCGGGACCGTCGCTGCTACTGTCGATCTCTTTAGTTTGATTCTCGTTGCCATCTATAGCATTCTCAGAAAGTTGGTCTTGATTCATACTATTTAACTGATTTTGTAAGTCAGCTATTGTTGCTTCTAGCATCACATTTACTAATGTCAATTCAGAAATTTTCTTTTGTAATGTGTTAATAACAATTTGTGCATTCATAATTGGTTAATATCAAAAAGTTCCACCGTCAAGTGTGTTTGTCCAGACTGGTACTCCAGCTGAAGTAACAGTCAATACTTGGTATGATGTAGTGGCATCATCTCCTGTACCAGGACTTGCCATGTTTGCCGCAGCAGTCACTTGTAATGGGTTTGAACCATTACCATAGGTAATACCATTTGTAGTAAATGTGCTTGCTCCAGTACCACCAAACTGTACCTCAAGATCAGTATCTAATTCAAGATCACCGATAAGAACAGTACCACGGTTAGCACCTGCTAATCCAAATACAGTGCCTGTGTCAGTTGCTTCTTCAATAAATGTCCAAGCACCTAAACCATCAGCACCTCCTGTGCGGTCATAACCAAAGAAACCAAATTTATTAGTTCCAGATGCATTATAGTGGATTTTAACACCACGATCCATTGCATCATCAGCACCTCTAACTGTAACTAAGGTAGCACCTACAACTTGGTCAGCAGTAATTGCTGCACTTAATGTAAGAGTTTTTGAACCTGTGTTAATAGCAGAGATTGTTGTGCCACCAGGAATACCAGTACCAGTGATTGAATCACCTACTGATAATTGCTCTACAGCATCAACTTGAACATCAACAGTTGCGTTACCTGCAAAAGTAGCAAGAGTTTTAACTGTAACAGGTGTAGTAGGATCTCCCAATTCAATAGTAGGATCGTTAACACTCATTGAAGCAGAGTTAACAGTCGTTGTAGTACCATCAATTTGAAGGTCACCCTTAATTATGACCAAACCATCAGCGTCACCACCTGCAGGAAATGGGTCAATAATCAATTCTTGTATACTATTAATAGTAGAAAGTACGTTTCCGTCTAACTTAAGGTTATCAATTTCAATAGAACCAGTCTGAGTTGTGTTACCAGAGATGTTTGTAGTTCCATTGAAAGTAACTTGATTCTGGAAAGTAGTTGTTGCATTAACTTCCAGTGTATCTGTATCAGCAGTACCAAGAACTGTATTGTCATCAACCTTAAGGTCTTTGATCCATGCAGTTGCTGCTACACCAATACCACCAGCAAAGGTTACAGATGCAGTTGATACGTTGGAAGCATCAGTTGTATCCTGATAATTTACAGTAACACCAGTTGCATAGTTCCAATCAGCACCCTCTACCTGAATCTTATCTGAGGTAGTCTCGTCATAATATATGGAAGCATCCTTTGTATTACCAAAGTTTAGTTTCATATCGTCAGCGATACGCAAGTCGGGGGTTCCTGTTACTCGCTTGATGTCTAAAACTGCATCTGAGTCATTGTATGAGAGTTCTACATCTCCTGTAGTTCCAAACTCTAGTTCCTGACCATCTTCAATAACCAGTTTACCTGTGCCATTTGCACGGAAGATGAGGTCAGCATCAGTAGTAGATGTTGTAATGACGTTTGCATCGAGGGTGATGTCGTCAACATTCCACTGATCAATCTTTGAATTACTATCGACTATTACAGATGAACTAGCGGTAAGTGTACCATGAACATGATCCAACATGTCCATAAAATATCTACCACCGACAATCTGTGCAGCACCATTATTGTCTCCAATGAATAGTCTGTCGCCTGCGTTTGCTTGAGTACCGTTTGCTCCTGTAGTAATGGCGAGTTCACCAAATGTAATACTACCAGGTGCGGTTGAACCAGTACTCCTTTTAATTAGAATATTGGATGCCATTAGAAGCTACCCCCGTTTACTGTTACGTGATTTAATACATTCGTGGCGACAAATCTTGTTGCTGCTGAATCATACACAAGCACTGAACCTTCTGCTAGTCCACCTTGTGATGTATCTGTCAAATCTACGTCTGACATTGCACCAATCGTGCCACCGCCACCACCAGTAGCGACACGAGTTACTCTTGGGACTGATTGGTCCCCAAATCTTAATCTTGCCATTTAAAGTGTTACCCCCTCAAGTACGCTTACTGAACCCTCTAACACTCTGGACTTGATACCAGATGCTGAAGTTATGACGACATCATACACATACCGTCCACTTTTCATAGCAGCGGTCTGGGAATTAGTTAGAGATAATTGTATTCTTCCACTCGTTGTAGGAGTTAGAACTGCACCAGTTACAGTTTGAGAAGTACTACTTGTGTAGTGTTTCTTTATCAAACATGCTACTGTATATCCTGTAAGGTTAAATTCTGTACCATTATCGTTCTCAACTGTAAAGTCGATGATAAAGTCAGAACCCTGATATATTAGTAGGTTGGATACAGCACTTGCCATTCTCTAAGAATTCCAAATAATATTTAGCTTAACTTTATTTATCCTCTTTATTAACTAAGTCTTTTATAAGGTCTTTAAGTTCGTCAACTTCTTTCTTTAAATCATCTAAAGTGCGATCTTTGTTGCGTGCATTTTCTCTTGCTTTTATATAAGCGTCATATGAACTATCGTCCGTATTGACGATTGCATTAGAATCAGCATCCCTGCCGAGGGAGTTATGTCCTTCGACAGGGATTAGATCAAGTATTTTATCTTCCATTATGCTAAAGCGATTGCTCTGAAGTCTTTTATCCTTGGTATATATGGTTCAGAATAAGCGATGAAACTTACTTTGATTTGGAATCCATCGAAGTCCTCAGTATCATCTATTGTATACTCATAATCAGTAAATGTAAATAGATCATTCTGTGGTGTAATAATACCGCTATCTGGAATACCTGTAGTATTAAAGAATTGGAAAGGTAGATCATCAAGAGAACCAGCATAACCGACAGGTACTAACTTGTACATCACTCTAATAGTAGATTGTGTCCATGTGTTAGCAGTAAGCATAACCTTCAATCCAGTGGCACTCTTATCCATTCGAGCAACCTTAGTAATGTAATTTGCTGCACATTCGCTACCAATATTAGCAGTAGGTTCAATGTTATTAATGATATTTGCTGTTGTAATAATTGATACAGCAGATAGATCAACCACAGGAGATAGATGAGATACCTCAGATTCTAGATCCAACTCCATAGTAAACGACTTCACATTATTCATACGGTTAATTTCATTGAGTTGGTTAGCAATGATCTTAGTAGCAGGGAAGTAGTTCTCTTCTCCAATAACCACATCAAGATAAGTAGTATCTTTAATGAAAGAAGTCTCTAAACCAGAATTACCCCCATCGCTATCAGGACCACATGAAGTACCACTTGTACCCAATACTCTTGGAATAATACTTGTTTTTGGTTGAGTTTGATTTTGAACTTGTGGTGTTAATACATCCCATGGAATATTTTGAGAAGCAGTTATAAAGACACCACCACCCATCATAGAAGTATTTGCTATCTTACCAGTTACTTTTAGATTGTAACTATGAGGACTGTTGATAGATATAATTCCACCAGGTGCAGTATGAGTAGCATTGATTGATGTAAGTGGAATTCCATTTAGATTGTAACATTGTACAATAGCACCACTTGAATGTGATAAACCAGTTGATCCACCTGCACTACCACTATGGTTGCGTCCATTAGAAGCAATTGTTATGGTGTTAGTGCTTATACCACTATATGCAATAATCTCATCTCCACTGCCATCTTCTGCTGCTCCAAGAATTCTTAAGAAACCTGGATTTGAATTACTTATCGCAGATCCACCCATAGTGGTATGGAATAATGATGCGTTAGTAACTGTAAATGTGGATGTACCCGTTGTACTGATAGTGGATGTAAGTTCAGTATCTGGAACTTCAGATGCTACACCGCTTATCTGTACATAGTTAAGTGGTGACTGCATACCGTGATTGCCATGGAATACTCTAATTTCATCACTATTTTCAGTCATCTGCATTGAGTTAGCTGCTAGATTTAAGAAACCACCATTTGCTTCACCAAGTTCTGCATTTTCTAGTACAAGTTTACTATTAGATGATGTGCTCGGTAATGTAAATTCTGCTCTATAAATCTTAAACATCAAGTCTTCATACTGAGATGGTGTCCATGTTGATGCGTTCTGTGACTT